CCTGCCCCAACCCCGCCGCGCATGCGCTGGCATTGGCTACAAGTTCTTTGGATAAATAGCCGTTCTCTCCGTTCAATGTAAGCACTCCGTCAATGACGTAGAGCGCATCGAACTCGTCGTCGCTCTGGCGGAATTGCCACGGCACCAGGTCTGGGTGCAGCACGTGGCTGTCGCAGCCTTTTCTTTGGTGGCTGACCGGGATGTCGTCCTCCCACCTGTTGCAGTGCCATTGCTCTTGGACGGCACTATGCGCGCAGGTGCGGCAGTTCACTTCCTTGGTAAGCTTGGTCGTGTGGCAGAATTCGTGCGCGTCGCAGAACCTGCACTGATACCAGCTGGGGTCGGTGCTGATGGGCGCAGGCATCGTCTCGGACGCAACAATGCGCAGGGCCTTATCGCGTAACGCCTCCGCCGTTTCTTGATCAAGCGACACGCGCTCTGTGTAGTACCGGTCGTCGTCCTTGCATACAGCCACGTATAGCGCCCGGTCGATGCCGGTGCCTAACATGTACAACTGCATCTGGGCGTAGTGCATCGGCTGCGCCTTCTGCACGCCGTCCTTTTCGAGCTTGGCGAAGTTCTTCGCATTCGTCGTCTTGAACTCCGCGATGTGCCGTTTGCTCTCAGCACCAGGCACACCGCGCTCGATGATGCCGTCAACGGACCCACCCACGTGCGGGCCGAAAGAGATGCGCTTTTGTGATGCGCCGGTGTGTCTTATATCAATACCGATATTCTCGAGATCACTCGCGATGATTCGTTCCTCGCGATTGCCACGCCGAAAGATCCTGAGCGTGCGACCCGAAAAGCTCGGCCGCACCGCCCAGCGGAACGACAACCACAACCATCGCTCGCAGGGGTGGCCGATCTGGCTGCAGCCCAGGTGTTCGCGCGGGGTGTTATCGGCAGAATCGACCATCACTTGGTCGATCATAGACTCTATGGTGTGCAATGGTGGGAGGATCTTAGCCATTTTTTTGCCTTTGCTTTTTTATTTCCATGTACTTTTCGTATGCTTTTGATTTTGGCTGCGTCAAACCTAACCCTTTGCACCACCAATCATTTCGAAGCAAAACTTTGCACATGCGACGCCAACTTGGCGCCCAATACTTTTTTTCTAACTCTCTTGGCGCGTAATCCGGGAAGCCGTTTCTATAACCGCGTTTATGCCATCCAAGAATCCAATCGTTGAATCGTTCAACGTAATGATCACGAGTTATCTTCGGCATCGTCGCCAATAAAAGCTGACAGAAAGATCGCCACGTATGGCCAGGCGGCAGTGTCACCCGATTGTATCCAGTGACATTACCTGTCTCTTCAATGTACAAGGCTCCAGAATTTGCTCCGTTAACTCGCGCCACAACGCGCCCCCAGGTTTCAGGCTCGATTAAGTGATACAGCCACAACCCGCGCCTTTGATCGTCTCCATATGGCTGGCATAAACGCATTTGATGGAGCGAAACGCCAGCAAGCTGCATCCTGTCATAAACTTGGTTGTGTGGTTTTTTTGGGAATGAGGCGTGATATTTCCAAATGTCAGTCACATGCCAGTCATAGATTGGATAAACGTTGTATACGGAATCTGCAACTTTAGTGGTCCACCGTTTGTTAGCGTGCGTTTCCTTTTCCCACACCGCTACGGTCCTAAACCGATTAAGACTTTCGTCTGCTCTAATGCCAATAAACGCCGCAGTCTCTCGGCCTTTTCCGTACCAGTCAGCAAAAAGCTCTATGAACTCTTCAAACTCCATCATTGGTTGGAAAAAATCAAAGTATTCTGGATCGCTGATTACATAATCCAACTTTGGCATTTCCCTAACCCAATCAACTCGTCTATCCGGGTCCCAAGCGCACCACACTGGCTCGTAATTACTTACAGCATTCCGCAACTTGATCGGAAGACAAACCCAGTACGGTTCTATATGATCTTTGTATAGATCAAACATTTCCTCCGCGTGTTTAATTGTCAGATTGTATTGAGCCTCTAAATCAATCAGCAAAACACCGACTTTCCTGCCGCGTTTAATTGCCTCATCCATCACTAGATGGAGCATTACGCTAGAATCCTTCCCGGCACTGAAGGAAACGTATATAGCCTCAAAGTGATCGAACGTATAACTAATCCTCTGGCGCGCTGCTGTCAAAACGTCAACGCCAACTGGTTTCTTTACAGAAGCCATTAGTAAAGCTCCGCTTTTGTCCGCCCGCCGGCAGAATCATAGTCCACCAAATTTCTGCCGTTAGCAGAAAGCCATCGGTTAAGGTATGCAAGCGCTAGATTGTCTGCAGCCTTTTTTTGCTCATCAGCCAGACGATGGTATCCACCGCGACACATTGACGGTATTCCCAACGCATAACAGACCGATGCTTGACCAAGCCATGCAATCCGGTTCATGCGATCATTTGTTAAATAGTGCTCGCACGAATACTTCCACTTTGTAATCACGTCATGCAAGGCTGCGCCAAATGCGTCTAGATCAGACAAAAACGCTTGGTATTTTTCTTCGCCTTCTTCTTGCGTCATTTCAGTTAGGCGCTCGGCGTAAAAACCGGCTTTGTAGCATTCCCAGCGCTCCCAGGTGTGGAATATCCGCCCCTTGTCGTCTTGCTCAAATCCAGCAATTATGTCGCTGATAATTTCTCCAGCAATTGAGTCATCACGATCAACTTCCCAGGCTTCGGAAAAATCTTGATTTTTGAATGCGTCCGCCAATCCTGTTATTTGCCGAAGCCTTAGCACTTCGTCTGCGTCCATGCCGAGGTTTTTGGCAATCTTTTCGTCAGACCAGTTGCGCCTAGTAAGCTCAATCACAATATCTGACATCGCATCGACTTTGTGTTTTCCTCTGGCCCGATTGTGCCGAATAGTTGACGCTATCCGATCGCTTTTGTCTGACTGTGATTCCTTGATCGAAACAACCGGGAGATACCCTCCAACTCTAGCGCGTACTTCGCCGTTTTCTTTTCCAACACGGTTACGGTGAAAACCGTCTACAACCTCGCGGCCTTGATCTGTCGGATACGTGACGATTGGCTGAGTGTATCCATCACTAAGAATTGAATGCGCCAGCAATTCCATTTCAGGGGGTGCCACGCTGTTTGGGTTGTAGTCGTTGGCATATACTTGATCTGATTTAACCCATCTAACGAAATCAACCGGTTCATTTTTGAACGGCGATATTTCGTGAATTTTTTCGCGTATGTCATTGATTGCTTTTATTTTGTTTTCAAGATCAAGCGAATCAATGTAATTTATTACTTCCTGGATCATCTTTTGTGGGGCCGTTTCCGGCCCCGCCTCCTTGCTGTTTTAACGCTTCGCAGCCCACGGCGGCGACTTTTTAGCCGCGCTTGGCGCAACCGCCGCGACCGGCGGGGCGTTTTCGCTGGGCTTGTAGCCGCGAATCTCGTTCTGCGCGGCGTACTGGTCATTCGCCGGACGGATGTCCAGCTTGATCATGAGCGACGCGCCCACCAGCTGGTCGGTGTCCTCAAGGCGCTGCAGCCCTACTGCGCGCAGGACCTCTCCCATCTGCTGGCGGCCGATTTCCTCGGCTTTAACCGACTTGTTGCGCACGTTCAGGTTGCCGAACACGATGCGACCTTCATGCGCCGGGCCGTCGATCCGCCAGCGGATCTTGATGTATTGCCCTGTGCCGTCCTTCGTCGGACGAGCGTCTGCTTCCTGAATGGTCGCGGTATACCAGCCCGGCGGCACCGGGTCGTAGGACGACTCCCGAACCGGGAGGTCGTTGAGGTCGATTGCCATATCAAGTCGTGCCATTTTTTATTGCTCCTTCGTTTCGATTGTGTAAGACGGCCTGCCAGGCTTGGCCGTGATCGCCGGGGAAAGAAGTCTGGTCGTCGTTTCGGGATACGACTTCCACATGTTCATGTTGATTTCGGGCTTCCAGCGGAACAGCCGCGAAAGCTCATCCGTCAGGTCGTGCTCCGCCGCCAGTTCCTGCACCTTGTCTGCATCGACCTTGCGGTCGATCCGTCCAGTGACCTTTACGGTGTAGCCGTCCACATTAGGACGCTGCGTTCCGTCTAGCGTCTCGGCGATCTCCAAGCGCCGGGTCAGTTCGTCCTCGATCTCTCGGCGGTGGTCGGTCGCCGCCTTCTCTGTTGCTTTGCATTCGATCCAATCTGAACAAAGTTCCGATGTCGACATATTGTTAAATTTCACAGCTCGCCTCCGATCTTCTTGATCAGTGCCCCAAGATCCGGCTCTTCCCACATATCGAGCGCGCCGCTTCGGTCCTTCGCAAGCCACGCGCCGTCAGGCTGGCACTGCAGCACGCGGACGGGGTTGCCGTCTGCGTCCTTCTCGACGCGCAGAGCCAATACCTCGTCGAAAAAGTACGGCAACATCTGCCCGGTTTTATTTCCGGGCATCGAGGGCGCGTAGAGGATCTTGCCCATCTCGTCCTGACTTTTGTCCAGCTTCGCGCTCATATAGACGTGCTTGCCGGGCAGGTCGCGGAAGGCGCGAATAAGATCCGCCATCTGTTCCTGCATGGCGCCGTATGCTTGTCTCGGGTCTTTTGTCGCTTTCTTCTCGCTGTTTAAGACAACCTCAGCGATCTCGCTGATGCTGTCGAGCGCGACGGACTGATAGACCTTCGCCTCGTCGCTGCCGACGAGCCAAGCGTAGGCTTCGTGCAGGTCGGCCATGGTCGCGATCTCAATGAATGGCAGGTCAGCATCCCGGATCGATAAGAGGCCTCCTTCTGACGATAGGATGATTGGGTCGGGAAGTGTCGGTATAAGTGAAGTTTTACCGACGCCTGCGGCGCCGTAGCCCAGAAACTTTTGGCCCTGGTCGGCGATTGAGTTGGTTCGTTGGAGTTTCATAGGGCGGCCCCTCCGTTTTGGTGATCGCCGTCGATTGCGGCTACATGGTCCTTAAGCCAGAGGTATCCTCTGGCATCCTTGACGAGATCGCCCTCGACCCAGACGCCGGCCTTGCGCCAGATGCGCCCATTCGCGTCCAGCAGTTGGACGCCGACCGCGCCGTCAGTTATTAACTGACGCCCCTGCCACTCACGCCTTTCAGTCGAGTCAAAAGACTCAACCGTGAACGGCGCTGGAGCGTCGCGGAATTCCCGCTCCGCTCCGAACTCCCACCAAAAGTCGCACTCGCCATACGGCAGTGCGGCCCGCTCAAAATCGGCAACGGCGGAGGTAAGGAATTTGTGCATCATTTCGTTTCTCCTTCAGCCCCTTCGGCGATTCCGTTCGGGCATGTGGACAATGTACGGTTATCCGGTTAGGATGTCAACACCGTTTGAAAAAGAAACTGGAAAATGACGACGAAAGAGGCGATTGCATACTTCGGCAGCATCAAGGCGCTGGCGGACGAGCTGAAGGTCTGGCCGCAGACCATTTACCAGTGGGGTGACCACCCGCCGATGGGCAGGCAGTACGAGCTGGAGCTTAAAACCAAGGGTGAGTTGAAGGCAGATGCAGATGACGATCAGCAGGCTTGACGCCGCGCTTTGGTATGCGTCAGTCGGCTGGCATGTTCTGCCAGTGCAGCCAAACAGCAAGCTGCCAGCGACTCAACACGGCGTGCACGATGCGACGACAGACACGAAGCAAATTGAACGCTGGTGGCGAGAGAACCCGGACTACAACGTTGCGATTGCTGCTGGCGAGATCAGCGGCATCGTTGTTTTCGACATTGACCCGCGGAATGGCGGGCGCGAAGGCTGGGACGACTGGCTTGAGCGCGTAGGCGATTCGCTCGACGGGCCGGTACAGCTGACGGCAGGTGGTGGCGAACACCGACTTGCGCTATGGGAGCCAGGCCTGCGATCGTCAAAGCTGGCGCAGGGTGTCGACTTCCTGTCAGACGGGCGCTACTTCATCGCTTATCCGTCGGAGATCGGCGGAAAATCATACGAGTGGGAAGGCTCCAGCGATCCCATGGAAGGCGTCGCGGTCATGCCTGTTCCGACCCGCTGGGTCGGCGCAATGTCGGAGCGAAAGCGATCGGCGGCCGTCGACGGCGGGTTGATTACTGGAAACCGAAATGCCGGTCTGACATCGCTTGCAGGATCGATGCGATACCACGGCA